TCCTCACCTTCGAGCTCTGCCTTTATCAGGGCAATCTTTTCATCGAGCGTCAAATCATTCAAAGCCAAGATGTCCAGAATGAACTGCTGGTCATCTAAAGTCACTTCGCCTTCTTTTGGCTCGAGTTCCAATAGGTTCATTAGATAAACCGCATCAGACCAGTTCTGATATGCTGCATCTGCGCCTTCTTTTGTCATTTCACCCATAGCAACTGCTGTGTCCATGAACAACTTCATTTCGGCATCAGTTACACCACCGATCTGGATTTGAGCCTGCAGCATGTTGAGTACAGCCTGATTTGCTAAATGGTCAAGCTCTCCTCTTAAATCGGCAACTTCACCAGTTAGGGTATCCAGTTCTGCCTGAGCGTCTCCAGCAGCATCGGCTATATCGGCAATACCGTCACCATTGACATCGATCAATGCCATCTGAGCTAACTTCTCGTTTATTTGCTTTTGAATATCATCATACTCATAAGCGTAGCTGATTATGTTGTCAAAGTTAGCGCTCAATGACTTGAGGTTTTCTGATTCCTCTATAAATTTCGCCATCTCTTCAGTTAGATACTCAGTTTGAGTTCCTGCTTGCGCTAAAGCGATAGATTCTTCAATCAGCCTCTCTGCAGTTTGGTCTATAGCAATTTCTACTTCACGTTGAGTTTGAAGTGCTTTATAAACAGCTTCCTCTAATTCACGAGTGGTCAAATTTCCTTGCTTAGCTTTGACATCTAATTGTGTGAACACTTTTTCAGTTACATATCCTGCCTCGTTCAGTTCCTCAAGCGTTTTTCTTAACTGCTTATGGTACTGATTGTTAGTCAGGATATTTTTATTTTCAAGCCGATATGCATTATCAACATCATAGATAGTTTGCGCATACTCCTCAAATGACTTGCCTGCATTAACGGCTGCCATTCTCGCATCGTTCATTACTGCAACTTGCTCTTTAGCCTTATTGTTAAAATGGACAAAAGCTGCTGCTGCTAACCCGACTGCAGCTAATATTCCACCCATCGCTAATGAAGCTCCAATAGATGCGGTTGATACAATACCCATTTGAATAGCCATACTGGATAATGCGGGGATGGCTTTTCCAATTCCAGTGGTCAATTTACCTACAACCATCAGAGTTGGACCCAAAGCTGCAGCAAATAAGGCGATGTCAGTTGCGGTTTGCACAATTGTGGGATCAAGATTGCTAAGCCAATCTACAACACCAGCAATAGCTCCTACTAATTTATCCATAACATCACTTAGCGTTGTTATAACAGGATGTAAGGATCCACCTTCCTCAAATAATTCACCAAACTTTGTGATAACAGGACCCAACGCTCTGCTTGCACTATCCAGCGCCTCCACCAGCCCTGCTCCTATTACACCCTTAACATTCTCCATTGAAGTTTTGATACGCTGACCAGCAGTCCCAAATTCATCGCTCATTGCAGCAGTGTTTTCTTTCAGCTTCTCCATCACCACAATGGATACAGCCGTCTGTTGTTCTGCTTTCGATAGTTGCTCGGTGGACTTGCCGATTTCTCTACCATAGGCTTCATACGCTTCGGTCAAGGATACCTGTATGCCCAAGTTGTCCAAGATAAGCGGACTCAACCTACCAACACCACGAACTAACGAGTCCAAAAGGTAATTCATGTCCGTGCCAGTTGCAGCGGATACTTTACCAAGATACTCGAACGCTTGCGGTAACTGAAGGGCAAATTGTTCATTCACCAGACTGGCTGCAAGGTTGAATGACTTCATCAGGTCGGTGTTACTGATCAACCCTTGAGAGGACTTCTGCATCGCAGCTAATACTGCATCCCCCATTTCGCCTGCTGATGCAGTAATATCATTAAAAGCATTCCTAACTTGTATAGCTGATTGCGCTTGATTACCAAAGGAAAGTAACGCTGCTGAAGCGCCAAGAACTGGAGTTGTAACGCCGAGTGATATTTTCTTACCAAGATCAGACATCGTTTTACCAGCTTGTTCGACACCCTTGAACGACTTCTCTAACTGAGCCAACGATGACTTAGCCTTATCCACCCCAGAAGTTAGACCTGAGGTGTCCATTCCCAGCCTGACAAATAAATCAGCTATCGTTGACATTTACTATTTCCTTACCGCCAAATAAGGCATTAATCTGACGAATCTGTGCAAGCTGTTCCTCTATGATATCCGTCTTATCCCACTTTGGCATTACCTCACGAGGCTCAATGGGTTCTGGATGCTTATCTTGATCCCTGTAGATATTTAGCAATGTTGAAACAGTCATAGCGTGCCCATACATATCCACATCTGTGCCAAACGGCTCCATCTGATAATACATCATCCACTCAGTTAGCTCCCTGCTCGATATCCTGTGCAGGAGCTCGGATACCGTCATTCCTAAGTGCAGGGCAAGCCGAAAGTAGAACTTCCGATTGCCCTGCTTTAGTTTTTTGTCAACTGCTCCGCTTCCTCTTGTGTGAGTCCGCTTAACTTTAGAGCTACATTGAATACCCGCTGTAGGGCAAGTGCCGATTTCTTAGAAAGCGCTGCTACATCCTTTTCGGTAAAGATCGGATTGCCGTTTTCATCACTGACCGAAAGGCAAACAATCTTGGCTCGGAAATTCTCCATGTTCGCCTCACGATTGCCCCTCTTTCCAGTAAACATCGAAGCCTCAAGCCAATCCCGTTGTGCTCCAGTCAAACCCCTTACAAGCACCTCACCGCCCCATTCAGGAACTTTTACAACTTCCGATGGTAAGTCATTGCACTCTAAAATTTGTTCACGTGTAAGCATATTTCTCCTTATGGAAGCGTCACGGCGCCCGTGGGTTTGAATGTTACCGAAGCGGTCAAAGCGCCTTCTACCGGCGCGGTTGGGTTGAATGCGGTCACAAACCCGTTGAATGAAATATGGGATACCGGTGTGGTTGGGAAAACAATGTTCCAAACGCCATTGACTCGATTCACCAAATCGTAAATCAAACCACCAGATGCATTCTTGTGGGTCGCTGCGTTTGGGTCATACACGATGTCAATCGTCACCGTTCCAGAACGCAAGATTGTCGCAACATGCTCTTCCCAACCTGCGCCGTCATGCTCCGTGACATCAACTGTATCAAGGGATAGACTTGGTCCCGATATGTTGGTAACCTGCGCTACCTCAGTGCCGGGATAAGCGCCCTTAGTCAGGGCTGTTCCAAAAGCTGAATACTTTGCCATATTTATCTCCTACGGACTATAAGTTGAATTCAAAGTCGGCTCACCAGTCGGCTTGAGTGTTACTGACGCAGTAAGCGCACCGTCTACAGGTGCAGTTGGCGTGAAGCCTGTAACAAAAGCGTCAAAGACATAAGACGTGTAAGCAGGGTCTGGGAATTGCAACTCAAATTCCACCGCCGCCTTACCAACAAGGGTAGCAAGCACCCCAACATGGTCTGCTAACCCCGGGTCATAAATGATGTCAAGCGTTAGCGTGCCAGTCCTCAAAATTGTGGCAGCGTGCTCTTCCCATGCAAGCGTCTGGTCATGCGTAGTTACATCAGTCGTATCAAGCGATAGGCTCGGCCCTGAAATGTTTGTAACTTGCGCTATCTCATCACCTGCAAGCAAGAGTGCTGCTCCGTATGCGCTAAATTTACTCATCGTTACTCCTCTGTGTGACTAATTCGATAGTCAACCGTTACTCTATAATAATCCATATCTGGTTCATCAACGTGCTGCTCTAAAGCGGGCAACACTGATTGAACATCCACTCCACTCATTGTACCACGATAGCCCTGCAGCGCTTCCCTTAGAGCATCCGTTATCGCAAGCGCATTCGCATAAGTCTTGCTATAAATATCGAACTGAATTCTAACTGACGTAAGGGTGGTTTCTCCGAGATCATGGGTGAGCACTTTTGCAGTGCTGACACGCTGGTAAGTGATAAAGGGAAATTGAACCTGCGTCTGGGCGTGAAAAGCATACAGCCTTTTATCGATCAGTGATTTCAAACCACTATCAGCAATCAAATATGCAACCAACGCCTTTTCTATTCTCATTTCAACTCGCCCGATACTACTTTTCCAATTGCGTTCACTATGTCATCTTTATGCTCATCAAAAGCAGGACGCAAATAAGGGCGTGCTGGAATAACAGATCGCATTGCAAACACATCATTGCCGTCTTTGTCTACCCAGTGAAGCACCTTAGCCCGTTTTGGTAATATAGTTGCCCCGAACTCGTGCACAGCATTGTATATCACACCCCTCGACCCTACCATAACAGAATTTGGTGTTATATCATAAACCCCAATGGAACCAATCAAGTTACCAGTATCATGCAATCCCTGATTTTCAGCATTAATCTTTGCCTGCGCAACTGCCACTTCACCACCAGCCACCAAAGCCTTAGCTCCACTCTGACCAGCAACTTTGAGCTTTTCAAGCATGGCGTTTACTTCTCTCATGTCCCATTCCACTTTTACTGTTGCCATTAATGCCTCACCATCCGAGCACCAAATCGCTTTGCACTTACGCCTACCCGAATAGGAGTAGTAATCTCATACTCTAAACTTACTGTTTCACCTCTAAATGATGTAATAAGAAAGTGGTCTTTCTCATCTATCTCGAAATCAACAGGAACTCGAATCGTTACCTCATAGGTCGTAGTAGTATATTCAGCTTTGTTCTCACGACCTTCATGGGTTTCTATACCACAATAGGTAAAATTGTCTTCTTTCGTCCATGTTTCAAGGT